AAGACAGAGTTGGTCAATATGACGGCCTTCACCCTCGACCACGAGTATCCAGGTTGGAACTCACAGATAGGTGAACCGTATGCGTACTTTCAGGAAGAGAACAATGAACTCGTTCTGGTTCCCATCCCTGAGTATGCAAATACCGCGTATCTCACAGTAGTTCGCCTACCCGCAACAGATATGACTTTGGCACTCAAGGATACCGTATCACCGGAGATCCCCGCACAGTATCACTTAGACCTTCTTGATTGGGTTGAGCATCTTGCCTACAAAAAGGACGATGCCGACACTTACGACCCCAAGAAGTCCAAGGATGCGGAAGACAGTTTCACGCGAAAGTTCGGGCCAAGACCTTCGGCAAGGACAGAGATAATGCGAAGGCGTTATCCCCGTTCGTTGAAGGCAAGGCCACAGAGTTTTGGTTATTGAACCAGAGGAGGTAACTTCAAATGCTTAATGCGTTAAGAACAGCACAGTCCATTCTTGAATCCAAGATAGACAGTTCCGCAGGCGCAAGTGCCGGAGCATCGGCAGGGTTGTCAGCCGCAGCAACCGCAGGGGCGAGTACGGGAGCCAGTGCTTCAACAAGCAGGGCGGCTTCTAACTCTCTCAATATATCGTCAAACCTGAGCGCGACCACAAGCGCGGCGGCTTCTCTCTCTACTCTCACCTCTACCGCCGACAGTAAAGCCGTGTCGAACTCAGTGATAGGGTCTACCAACCTTTCGACAGGTGACAGCAAAGCGGCATCTCTTTCCGTCCTGATTAGCACGGCGGAATCGAAGGTAGCGTCTCACCACGCATAGAGGAATGAATGAGAATAGCACACTGGACTGAAAAAATAGGCTCAGGGATGAGTCGTGTTGCCGAAGAAATGGCAACCATTGAAGCGTCCCTGGGCCTTCAATCGGCTGTCTATAATCCCTTCATTCCCGTTGAGGAAGAGGCGCGACAGGCCGATGTTCATGTAATCCATCAGCATTTGCCGGATGAGTTTCATCATTCGGGAGCAAAGAAGGTCTATGTCACACACGGGACTCCCGAACACGTTTTTCAATCGTCTGTCGAGGCAGGGCTTAATTGCGGGTATGGAGCTTCGGACCCGCTTATGATCGCTCAATACTGGCTGAAGGAAGCAGATGCGATTGCGACCTTCTGGCCCCGCATACAGGCAGTATGGCAGGGGTTATGCCAGAAACCCAAGACGGTAGACCTTGTGCCTATGGGCATCGACACGGAATTCTGGAAGCCAACCGAAACACGGGGCAAATATGCAGGCGATCCAAGCCTGTTTACCGCAGAGAACTGCCATTACATCAAGTGGCCTCTCGATCTCATGATTATGTGGCCGTGGGTTACTGACAAGGTTCCTATGGCGCGGCTTCACCTCCACTATCTCCCGAGGGACCAGCACAGGTGGTGGTTCCCGTGGATGCACCAGAACGGGATGGCCTTCAAATCCTACATCAGCGGAAATGCCCTTGGATGGGAAGACCTCAGAAACGCCTTCTGTTCTACGGACTATTATATCGGCCTTGTCAGGTACGGCGATTTCGACAGGATATGTCTTGAAGCACGGGCATCAGGCGCAAAGGTCATTTCATGGGCGGGGAACGAATATGCCCACTACTGGCTCCACGAAGGCGACCAGAGGATACAGGCAGAGGAATTGTCAGCCATTCTCAGGGGCGAAGTAGAGCCAAGGCAGGTCAAGGACGTTCCCACGAAAGAAGAGATGGCGCAGGCCATGTTGAAGATTTACGAGAGGATCACCGCATGAACGTAACGTGGGAACCCTCCAACATCTACGGTAAGCCGACTATAGGCAACAACGTATCTATCGGGGCTTACTGTGACATTGGCGATGCCGTCATAGAGGATGATGTCCGCATAGGGGCTTTTGCCTTTATACCCTCAAAAATAGTCATCAAAAGGGGAGCCTGGATTGGCCCTCGCGTGACCTTTACCCACACCTTTCCCCCCGCGACACCGGGTGATTGGAAAGTAACAACGGTGGAGGAAGGCGCAAAGATAGGCGCAAGCGTAACCATTCTGTGCGGACTGACAATAGGCAAGGGAGCAACAGTCGGGGCAGGCTCAGTGGTGACGAAGAACATTCCCGCAGGTGAAACATGGGCAGGCTGTCCGGCAAAGCAACTTAATGGCGAGAGGGGGTAACAATGACCGTCAGACGTATTCAGGAAACAGAAAACTACATCGGCCTGTCAACCGACGACAAACCGGAGAACACACCCGTAGGCTCCACTTTTTACGAGGAAGATACCGGACAGACCTTCACTTCGGACGGTACGAACTTCAACGAAGACACTCAGAATGTCGCAATGCTCGACCTGCTTGAGAGGATACTGGCTTCATTGGAAGTCCAGAGCCTTCCCATCCGTTCTTCAGGCAATCAGACGGCAGATGCCTTAATCATCAATGGCCCCGGCGTTCTGAAGGACGTTCTCATCAACACCGATGGAACCAACGATGCGGCCCTCATTCTTTATGACGGGACAAGCGCAGCGGGTAAGGTTGTGTGGGAAGGAAGCGTTCTCGGGCCGAACAAGACGGGTTGCACACAGGTCAACAGGAAATTCGACTTCGGGCTGTTTGCCGACATGACCGTTAGTGCTGGCACCATGAAGTACAACGTGGGCTACCTCAAGGCCGAAGACCTAGCAGTTTAATTCATTCAACAGGAGGATATACCAATGTTATTTGAAGGCAAAAATAGAGCAGGAACCCGCAAAGACCTTCTCACGAAAACCGATGGGGTCATGCTGGTAAACGGCGATTACTCGGATGCGGCGATCAACGGAAGGCTTTTCTGTGCGGCGATGCAGACTCCCACCACAACCAGCACGACTCTCAACACGACATTCGTGGGCCTTGGCCTTTGCAATCCTTCGACCTCGGGCAAGCTGTTTATAGTCCATGAGTTCTCCTATGCGGCCACGGCTGCATTGACGGCTGAAGTCCTTCTTGCTCTGGCAACCACGGACAGCACGGGTTTCGCCGCAGACATTACCCCTCGTTGCTGCCGGTACGGTTACGCCGCATCAACCGCAATCGTTGACAAGCAGGCCACGATCACGGCCCCGGTCATCGAGAGAATCATCGCCACACTCGGTCAGGGCGCAGACTCCGTACAGCTTGGCGGCGCACCTCCGAATATCGTGAAGCTCAACGGTAGCATCATTCTTGCTCCCGGCAGGGCTGTCGTGACCGATACCACAGCGGCAACCGGCGCAGTGATGCAGTTCGGCTATTTGTGGGAAGAAATCGACCTCTGAGAATAATGATGGGGGGGATAGATTAAATCTCTGTCCCTCCTTCACTTGCAACTAAGGAGAACCATGAAGATACTTGCAATTTCAATCAACGACCCCGAAGGAAACCAGACGGTTTTCTATGAAAACGACGAAGGCAAACAACGGTCACGGGTGACACCCATCATCGGTGAAGACGGCCTTCTCCTGAACTGGATGAAAGCGAATCCGGTCAATGAACCCGTACCCGAAGACGAAGGTGCCATGCTTGAAGATGAACCCGTAGCAGTACCCGTTGTCAAGAAGGCATCGAAGTATTTCAGAGGGCCGAAGAGGTAGCCGCTTATGAACCTTGAACTCGAACGTATAGAACGCGACGACCCCACTGTTCTCAAAGTCTTTATCGCTGAGTACCACTTCTGCAAGAAGGACATGAAGAAGGCTTACACCCTGTTCGCGGAACTCTACAAAGACCCCGACCTTTCCCCGGTGATGAAAGAAACTGTCAGGAACTATCTCGTCGTCGCCGGCAGGGAACTGAGAAAGAAAGAGATCGAGAAGATCAATTTCAAGATTACCGCAGAGTATGACTTCGGAGGTCAGAAATCCATGGTGGTCATCACCAGAGATTCCTTCCCGAAGTATTTCAAAGAGGCGTCCGACCTTGTGGAGCTTCTTGATTTCAACTTCAAGGCACAGGCTCAGAACCAGACGGGGGAGTAATGAGAGATGGCGCGTACAATCACTATTAGGGACTTTCTCGGGCTGAACAATGTCCTCCCTTCCGAAGACCTCCACATCAAGGAGAACTTCAAGTCAGTCGGGTACTATCTCAAGCGTGCCAAGAACATCGACATCGACAACGCCAAACGCCCAAGAAGAAGACAGGGATACCAGACAAGTCTTACTGGCTCTGATTGCCACTCTCTTTGGTCTGACGGAAAGATTTGCCTCTACCGTGAAGGTTCATGCCTTAAACGCTTAAACGATTCCCTACAGGCTTCCACGACGCTTAGGAGCGATATTCAGGGTAGCCTCTCGATGGCATATCTCAGCCTCGATAACAAGGTGTATTACTCGGATGGAAACATCTCGGGCGTGATCGAAAACGGAGTCAGCAGGTCATGGGGTTTGCCCGTCCCATCGACCTCCCCGGTCTTGTCCTCGATTCCCGGTGGCCTGCTCTCCGGTACTTATCAGGTGGTCTATACCTATGTCCGCAATGACGGTCAGGAGTCAGGGGCTTGCGAGACTTCGGTGTTGGCGGTGACGGCAAATCAGGGATTGAGGATAACGGGCATCACGGCGTCGGATGATTCTACCGTCACGAAGATCAACGTTTACATCACCAGACGGGACAGCGAGATATTCTACAAGGCTTACACCCTGAGCAACACATCGGGGCAGACCATCGACTATCTCAGCGAAGACAGCCTTTCGGGAGCCATGCTGAAGACACAGTTTCTTTCGCCGCCTCCTGCCGGACAGATACTTGAATATTACAACGGGAGAATCCTCATTGGTAGCTTTGATGCCGTCTGGTACACGGAACCCTTCAAGTACGAACTCTGTGACCTGTCGAATGGCTACATCCAGTTGGATTCGGACGTAACCCTCGTAGGGGCTGTCGATGACGGTATCTACTTCGGGACCGACAACGAGATTTCCTTTGCTCATGGGGACCAACCTAAGTCTTTGAAATGGGAAGAGAAAGCAAACTACGGCGCAATCTTCGGAACAATGCAGAAACTTCTCAGGCCGGATGTGGGCAACAATGAAGCCATGCAGACCTTGATAGTTTTCGCGTCAGTTAGAGGAATCTGTATAGGCGGCAAGGGCGGGGAGATGATTAACAAATCCCGCGACACCTACCTCTATGAACCCGCTTACTCAGGCGCAGGCTTCGTCAGGAAGGCAAGAGGAACAGACCAGTATCTCTTTACCTTGCAGGGAGAGGACAGAGACAGGCAGGAAATGAACTTGGGTTATGGCGACACAGAGATAACCTTACCCATTACGACAATGGACGCTGAATAGACAGAAACCAAATTAACAGGAGGATAAAACCATGGCCTTGCGTCTTTCGACAGCATTAAGAAATCAGCTTCTTGGCATTGTTACCGACCTTATCACGAACGGAACATTCACTTCGGCTACGACAGGATGGACGGCTTCGGCTGCGACCCTTACTTCGGAAACCTCGGGTCAGTCCGGCAATCATCTTCGGGTAGCATCTTCGGGTGATGCTCTCGGTCAGGCGTACCAGGATATCACCACAAAGGTAGGCCATGTTTATAAGCTGAGCCTCTACTTCAAAAAGGGAACTGCCGATTCCGGCAAGGTGCTTATCGGAACCACGGGTTCTCCAAGTGCTATCTTCGATTCAGGGGCTTTGTCCGATGCAGATTGGGCATTGAAGACCTACATCTTCATCGCCACGGCAACCACGACAAGGATAACCCTTGAATCCACCGATGCCACCACGGGCGAATACTCCGGCTTTGATACCGTTGTCTGCGACTGTGTGGACGCCGGTTTTCAGGCTATCTTCAAGGATTGCTTCATCAACGTTTATTCCGGCACCCAACCCACGAGTGCTGACGACGCACCAAGCGGGACTTTGCTTTGCACCTTTTACTCCGATGGCGCGGCGGCAGGCCTCGAATTCGACGATGCGGCTTCCGGTGTTATCTCCAAGGCGGCGGCGGAAACATGGTCAGGTACAGCCGTAGCCTCTGGCACTGCCGGATGGTTCAGGATGTATCAGGCGGGGGATAGCGGAACGTCCAGTACGACGGATTGCCGCCTTGACGGTGCCTGTGCGACTTCCGGTTCTCAGTTAAACATGAGTTCGCTGTCCATCACTTCGGGTGCAGTGCAGACGATAAGCACGTTCCAGATCACTCAGCCTGC